TGAAGTTGGCGTTATTCTTATCAATCTGCCCGATGATGAGGACGCCCGCGTGCGCCCCCGTAGTGCCGGGCGTGTACCGGAGGGCTACTTGCCGGTCAGCGTCAAAGGACGTGGCTAGCCGGACTTGGGCCTGGCGCGTCGCGGAGTCGGCGCTGGCGTTACGAATCCATAGGTCTCCGTCAATCGAAGCGTAGGTGTTCAGCGCGACCGGGTTCGTGTGCCCGATTTGGACGAAGTCGTTCTCGTCGTTATACGCGAGGTACGCCGTTCCCCACGGCACCGCCGCCGTGCCGAGCGTCGCATTCCCCGCGGCGCCGGGCTGCACCGCGCCGAGTACAACCTGCAGGTACTCGGTGAAGGTCTGAAGCCCGGCGCCGGACGGCGCGCGGCCGAAGGCTATAGTGTCGGCGCCGGCGCCCATTCTGATTTGCCACGCGGGCAGCGTATTGTCGTCGGCGTATGCCGCGCCGGCGGTATCCTGCCCGGAGTTGGCCGTAATCTGGTACATGCCCGTTGCCGAACCGGTTCGGACGCGCAGGTAGGAGGTGAAGGTCGAGAGCTTTCCGAAGCGGACCAGGTCTTGCGCTACCGCCGTCGAGCTGACCGGAGAGATTGTCGAGACATTGCCGTTCGGTACGCCCGCGCTCGTCGCGAGCGGCGCGCCGAGGCTGAAGCCTCCGCCCACGCGCAAGAGCTGCGCGCCGCCGGGGTCGGCGCCCAGGATTGCTGTTCCGGTTGCGCCAATCAGCAGTATTTTCTGGGCGCTGCTGTTTACATCGCCCGTACACAGCGCCAGGTAGTTCGCGTAGACGCCGCCGTCGCGCTGCAGCCGGAAGCGCGCGGTGCCGTCCGTGTTCGTAGCGTAGGCCCACGTCGTCGCTCCGGAGACGCCCTGCGAGAGCAAGAGGGTTGGGTCGGTAGTAGCGGACATAGTGACCTGCCCGCTGAAGGTCTGCGCCGCGGACCACGTGTGCGCGCTCGGCTGTACGTTCGCGAGCGAGACGCCAACAACAACCGTAGGCGTCGTCTGCGTGACGGTAGCGACGAACTCGTTCGAGAGGTTGAGCGTGTTTACGCCGGCGGCGACGATGGCGCCGCTCGAGTCCACCTCGAGCGAGCCGGACCCGCCCGTGACCGTGAAGGAGCCCGCGACGACCTGCAGCGCCTGCGCTACCGAAGCGCGGAACTTGTCCTCATCGGACTGGTCGTACCTCTGCGCCGCGTTCGCGAAGCGCCAGGAACGAACCGTGCTCACCTGAGACCGCCGGGGATGAGCCCGATGCGGTTCACGCCAAGGCGCCAGGAGGTCGAGCGGACCTGCTCGTGCTTAAGCCGCATCTGCCTCCCGGTAACGCGGAAGGTTGTCGGGGCCGCGTGCACGAAAGGCCCGAGCGCGACCTCCGCGTCGGTCGGGTTATTCGCGACGAAGACCGTCGTTTGCAGGTCGCCGAGCGCCTTCTCATCAGGCAGGAAGCGCTCGAGCCTGAATACGACGTCTCCGGGCGTCGGAGTCATGTACGGGCCGTACGCGGACGCGAACTCGATCGGTCCGGAGACGAGGTAAGGCAACGGGTACGGGCTGCCGGAGGCCACTCCCGGCATCGCGACGCCGACCTCGTGCTCGAAGAGGTAACCGGTCGTGTCGAGCAGCATCGGGTACGTGTACACGTCGCGGTCAACTCCGGCGCTGCGGTTGAGCGCTCCGAGAGTCCAGTGGTTCTCCTGGTAGTTGTACGTGACGTACCTATCCGGCTCCGTCCCAGCGGCGCGGACCATCGACGCGTAGTACCACGTGATTTCGTGGAAGGTCGTGTTCGTGTGGCAGAAGGTCTTCGACGCCTGCGTCGGGTCCATCTGCGTCGCGGACTGGAGGTTTCCGGAGAGGGAGAAAACCTTGTCTAGCACCTCGCACGGGATGTCGGACACGACGCCGTTATAGAGGTGGAACTTGCTTAGACCCATCCAGTACGCGACGTCGACGACGGTCGCGATCGCGTTAGGCGCGATGAGCCCGCAACCGGCGCCGCGCTGCTGCACGGAGTAGTACAGCGGAGCGCCGACGAAGGTCATCGTAAAGAGCTCGCTATCGGTCCAGAGGAGCGTCTCCGTCCGCGTGCGCCTGCCGGCGATGAGCCTCCCGCGCGACTGGAGCTTCCACGAGCCGCGCGAGTCCGCGACGGACGTGGGCGTCGAGGCGGTCGGCCAGATCGTGAGCGTGCCCTGCGAGGCCCAAGAGATGTACCGCGAGTCGACGGAGGACCCGCCCGAAATCTGCCCTCCGAGCGCGACAATGAAGCGCTCGGGAGTGACGACGACGCCTACGCACTGCGTCGGAGCGGTCGCGTCGACCACGGTCATTGTCGACCCGTTCGTAGACTGCAGAATGCGCCCGTCCGCGGGGAAGCACGCGATCAGAATCTGCCCGAAGTTATCAAAGTGCCAGCTCGCGGCCGCGATGAGCGTGACGCCGCCGGTGCCGGAGCCGTACGGGCCCATGCCAAACAGGCCGGAGCCGTACGCGCCCGTGGCGAAGCCGCCGTCCGCTCCGCCGCTCGTAAAGCCCGCGGGCGTGATGTCGGTCAGTACTCCGTCGGAGTAGTCGAAGGCCTTGAGCGGCGTTCCGATGGCGAGCCTGCGAACGCCGGCGTCTGAGGAGTACGCGAACGCGCCTCGCGGGTTTCCGGGCTTGCCGCGGTTCGTCCACACGGCGGTATTGTCCGCCGTCGTCGCGCCGACGGTTTGGCTCCACGCAGGAGCGGTAGCTCCGGTCGTTCCCGCGGTCGTGATCTGCTGGACGTTCCCGTTCGTGTCGACGATATTTACGTTGAGGTCAAAGGTCGTCACAGGGCTCCAGAGGCCGGAGACGCCGGGCACGGTGCGGACCGCGGCGCCGTTCGGACCGAGGTTGACCCAGTTTACGCCGTTGTCGTTCGTTCCCGTTCCGACTACCGTGCTCCACGCCGGGGCCGAGCCGCCAGTCGTGCCCGCGTGCGTTACGGCCTGCACGTTCCCGTTCGTGTCAACGATAAGTTTGTTGATGGAGACCGGCGTCGCCGTAGGCCACGTCGTCGTCGTGAGCAGAACGTTCTTCCACCCGCCGACGGGCATAATCATGCCCTCGTGCCAGCGCGCGAGCGAGGCGTCGTACCACCTATTCTTGTTCTGGTAGACGGTCCCGTTCGCGGAGAGGCCGGGAGGGAGCTTAACCGGAACGAGGCGCTCCGGAATGGTCTTGAGGCTCACTGAGGCGCCGGCGCTTTCTGGAAGTGGTCGAAGTCGAATGCGTGAGGCCAGTCGCCGCCCCAGGAGAAGGGCTCGATGCCGAGCGCGGCCGCGCGCTGCTTCATAAAAGCGCCGAGCTCAATGAAGGACTGCTTATCCGCCCAGTTGATTGGCCACGGAGCGAGGTCGACCGCGAGCGCGAATGGGCGCTCGCCCGGTATGATGACGTGCAGCGAGTGCCGCGGGTCTTTGAGGCGCGACACACCGCGGTCGATGTCCGTCTGCTCCTCCTCGATTGTACGCGCGCCCTGCACAACCGCTATGTCACGCTTTGCCCCGACGTCCAGTACGAGCCGGATTAGATCGGTCGTGACCCCCGTAAGGCGGGCTGCTCCGTGTGTGGCCATACACTCCTCCGAAAAGGAAAAGGTGGCAAGCTGTCGCGACGGCCGGCCGTGGAGTGGGGGCACGGACCAGGCGCGTCGCCGCTACGCCACCCCGCTTACTTGCTCTTCTTGCCCTGGTAGTGGTCGATGACCCCGCCGACCGTGAAGCAACCCACCCCGGCGGCGATTGTCGACGGGTCTACCGCGTGCCCGGAGAGGAAGTGCCTGAGCACCTCGCCTCCGACGGTCGCGATCCCGAGCGCGTGCATCGTGCGCGTGGGGTCGTCGAGCTGCAGCCCGACCCAGGCCAAGAACGCTACCACGCGCCGAACCGGTGCCCTACAAACCCGGCGGCCGCTCCAGCTCCGGCGCCGAGCACGCTCGCGACATAGAGCGCGGCCTTCTTGATGCCGCGCATCTCCGCCTGCTCTATCTGAATCGTCTTGACGTCAAACGCGACGGCATCGACCTTATTCTCGAGCCGGTATAGCGCCTCAATTACGAAGTTATCGTTCATTGCGTCGCCGCTTCTACGGCTACCGCGTCGAGGTTGAGCGTGTCCGCTCCGGAGCCGCTGCCGCGGAAGTCGAGCACTACCGGGCTTGACAATGTTTCCGCTCCGGCCACGGAGGCGATGAGGTTACCGTCAAAGTTCGTCATCGTTGCCGTGATGCGCTGCGTCGTCGCCGTGAGGCGCGTGACGCTCAGCATGATGGAAAACGGGTACGTGCCGCCGCTAAAGGGCGCTCCGCCCGGAGGGTTGAGCGTGATGGTCGCGGCACCAAACTTGAACTTGAACGTATTTCCGTTCGCTCCCGCGACTACGGACCTGCCCGAGATTGTCACTCGGAGGAAGTCGCCGTTTGTCCCGAGCTTGCTCGCAGGCAGCGTCACCGTGCCGAGGCTCACCTCAGCTCCGGAGGACGTGCTCAGGTTGCCGAGCTGCCCGACCTTCGATATGGCGGCCTTGCCCGGAGTAAAGAGCATGCCGACGTACCAGTGAACCCCGTTGTCCGGCGACCACCCGATGATAACGTCCGTGCCAGCGGCCTGCAGCGTCGGAGGAGAGCCTCCGGACCACACGAAGGACGCGGGCCACGACACGGCGAACGCGCTACCGTTCGTTATGATGAGCGCAAACTGCGTCGAGAGCTGCTGCGCCGTGATGTTCGCGGGCGTATTCGCGATCGCGATCGTCGTCGCCTGCGAGACGGTCAGCAAGAAGACTGACGCCGGCGCGTTGAAGTCCAACGTCGTCGTCGCTCCAATCGTGAGCGTCTTCGCCGCCTGCCGCAGAACGCTGAGGTACGTGTCGATGTTGCCGATGTCCGTGTCGAGGAACCCGCCCCAGACGCCGTTATCCCCTCCGACGGTTGGCTGCGTGAGCCCGAGTACTGGTGTCGTTGCCATACGCTCCTAAAATACCTTGAACCGCGCGCGTTTTGGGACGTCGCTCATTTGAGCGCGCTCCATCTCTACGTTCATGCGCTTAAGCGCCTTCTCGTAGAGCGCCTGCCATACCTGAATGCGGTCGTCGTGCTGCAGCCACGGCGCGCTGTGCAGCAGCGAGCCGTAGAGGTACACGGACGGGTGCATCCGCAAAATGCCGTTCGACCCGTTCCCGCTCGCGTCCGCGGCGATTGAGACAAAGTCGCGGACGTAGACGAGGTCGATCGCGAAGCTCGCGAACGCGATGATGGGCGCGGTCGTGAAGTTCGAGCCCCCGCCTGTGACAGTCACGCTCGTGATGACTCCGGAGGCGCTCACGGCCGCGGTCGCGGAAGCGCCCGTGCCGGGCCCGCCGCCGAGGAACATGACTGGGGGCGGGTTGTTCGGGTCGTAGCCCGACCCGCCGTTCGTTACCGTAATTGTCGTCACCACGCCGCCGACAATTGTCGAGGTCGCGGTAGCGCCGCCGGCGCCCGGCACTGGCGTTGCGATCGGAGAGGGCCAGAACTCAATCCACGGGCCGATGCCGACGTTCTGCCCGCCGGCGCCCATCCACGTGCCCGCCTGCGGCTCGATGACCGCGATCGAGGGCACTCCAGGCATCGGCTGGTTCCAGTTTCCAGACATGCTCGTGTTCTGCCGCTGCCATAGGTCCGCGCGAGTCACGAGCGTGAGCGGGTGCCGGTAACCACCGCCGGCGGCGCGCATGGACTTCACGAAGCGGACGTAGTCCGGCAATTGGAACGGGTGCGTCGTAATCGGCAGCGGCTGGCCGCCGTTCGCGATGCTGTATCGCTCGACAGTGAACTCCTGCTCAGCGCGGAGGTCTTGCTCGAAGAGGTAAATCCAGTCCGGCACGCGCGCGACAAGCACGGTGTCAGACACCCTATTCAGCTCCTCGACGATCGCGGCCTGAAGGTTCGCGTAGTTCGTGATGCTGATCGTCATGGCGTCACGATGAGCGGCGAGTCCTTGCGCTCCATAGACTCGCGAGCGACAAGAGACGTCTCGTAGTTGAACTCGTGCGAGCCAATGTGCTTCACGAGCTTCGTCAGGTCGTGGTCAATATGAATCGGCACGCCCGCGCGCGAGGCCTTGTAGCAGAAGCCCATGTCCTCGTGCAGGAACTGCCCGAGGTCATCGTTCCACCCAATCCCAAAACGCGGCTTCTTCACGGCCTCGATGGCCTCGCGGCTCGTCATGAGGCAGCCGAAGCCTAGTCCCGCGACGGGCTCAACTCCCTCGTGCTGCCGCGTGGTCCACACGCGCTCGTCCGTTCGGAAGTCGCGCGCGACGACGGGGAGGTAAGGCGCGTGCCGCGAGGGGTAGCCGGCGCCGACGATAGGCAAGTTCCACGCGAGCAGGCGAAGGAACGCGTCCTTTGGGAAGCGCATGTCCGCGTCGACCCATAGCGCGTGCGTGTAGTCTCCGGATAGGAACGCGTCCGCGAGCGTCTCTCGCTGCTCGTACAAGTACGTTCCGCGAGCGACGAGCCTCCCGATTTCGTACCCGGCCTTCGCCGTGAACGCGAGCATGCCCGCGTAGTCGTACGCGAAGAAGGTGTGCACCATGTCGAGCGCCGGGAGGCAGACCGCGAGCTTTGGCTTGCGCTCGCCGATGATTGCGCTCATGATATTTTCCGCGTCGAGGTCTTGAAAGCCGGGTGCGCCGTGAGCCACTTGAGCAGCTTGCGCTGCCATGGGTCCTCATGCTGGCTCACGATAATGCCGCGGCGCTTGAGGTTGTGGAGCACGTTCCCGGGGATGCCGGCGATGAGCTCCCATTCCTTCGACTTCGATACCGTCGGAGGGCCGGCCTGCAGTCGCTTGTTTCGCTCAATGAGCGCGCCCGCGTCCTGAGACTCGACGATCGTCGCTTGCTCGGTCACGGGGTCGAAGTGGTAGACCGACTTCGTTCCCGAAATTGGGTCGTCGTCGAGCACCATCTCCGTCATTATGCTCATAGGCGAACCCTCACGAGGTCTATGCTCACGCCGATGCCGATGCGCGGCTCGGGGTAGAGCATTGCCTGCAGGCTGATGTGGAGGCTCGGGTGCAGGAGCTCGAGCACGGCTCCCGCTCGCGGGCGCGCGTCGAGCGCGGACTTGAGCGTGTTCTTCTCCGCCGTCAGGCGAGAGAGCGCGTCAACCTGCGCGTGGAATGCGAGCTCCCACTGCGTGAGCTCGCTCTCGGCCGCGTGCAGCGCGCGGTCTCGCGCGGCGAGGCTCGGGGCGCAGGACGAGTCCGGGTGACTAACTGAGTCCGTCTGCGGAATCAGCTTCGTCAGCGTGACCCGTACAGTGTCTGTGTGCGCGGCGGAGGCTTCCGCAACCGACGCGACGTGCTCGAGAGAGTCCACCGAACCCTGGAGTACTGCCGCGCGCGCTTCGGCGCCTGCAACGCGCTGCTCCCACCGGGAGCCTTCAACGACTGCGCGCGCGGCGGCGATTATGCCCACCGCGCACGCGATCGCTAGACCTGCGTGTAGCTTGTCCACCCCCACCCTCCTGACTTAGATCGCGACGAGTGCGAAGGACACGCCTACGAGCGGCAAGTAGCTGCGCGCTGACGTGACCGGCGTCCAGACCGCCGGCAGTCCGCCTCCGACGGCCGCTTGCTCGACAATGCCGAACATGCGGTTGACGTTCGTAGCAGCCGCTGACGTTGTCCACGCCAAGAACTGCTGCGATCCGGAGGTTGCCATAACCGCGATGTAGTACCTCCCGGTCACGAGCAGCACCGGAGACACGAACGCGACGTACTGCGGCGCGTTAACGCCAGCCGCGGCGACCACCCCAGAGGACGCGAGCTTGTTCCCGTCCTCATCGTAAATCGCGACCTCAACGTTCCCGGCTACGGCCGTACCGTTCTGCCAGAAAAGACCTTGCGCGAGCCCCGGAGCCGAGACGTACAGCGGGATATAGAGCCCGAGGTTCGCTGACGGGTACGCGACCGAAGCCGGCGCGCCAGCGTTAAGCGCCATTTCCTCTGCCGCGTATAGGTCGTCCACGCTCAGATTCAGGTAGTTCCAGCCGGAGCACTCCGGCACTGACACGACGCCGTCGGGCATTAGCTGACTCCTAGTTCGACTGAGGTGACCCACGGAACATAGGCCGTGGCCGTGCCGACCCACGTCGCAACAGACGCCGGGAGCGGGAAAGATGCCGCGCGCGAGCGTACGCCGGCGCCGCGAAGCGCTTGCGCGCTCGGGGCGGATGAAACAGTCGCCCCGGTGCCGTTGTCGATCGCGATCGCGAGGTAGTACCGCCCCGGCCTGAGCTGCAGCGGGACCGAGAGGCTGATGCGCTGCGGAGCGGTCGTTCCGGCCTGCGCGGTTGAGCCGACGGACGCTAGGCGATTGCCGAGCGCGTCGTAAATGCCGATGTCGACGTTGCCGGATACGGCCGCGCCGTTCATGAGAATGAACCCGGTAATAGCAACCGGGCGCTCGGCTGCTCTGCCCGTTACAGTGAACGGGAAGAAGAGCGCGAGGTTAGCCGAAGGCCAAACCGCGGACGCGAGCGCCGCGGCCTTGTGCCCAACGAGCACGTTCGACGCCTCAGACTCTGGCGAGGTCGTACTCGTCGCGAACCTGTCCGCGTCTCCGCAGTCCAGGTACGCGTTCTGCGTATTGCGTGGAGTACCCACGAGCCTACCGTCCTTTCAAGCTGCCGCTGGCCGGTAGGCGCCGAAGCGCCTACCGACGAGCGTCAGGAGTTAAAGCAGGTCGTAGATACCCGCGTGAGCCTTCTCTGTGTGCACCTTCACGCCGTACTCCACGATCAGCAAACGCTTTTCAGCGTCGCCGGTCTTGGCGAGCGGCTCGGTGAAGAACGGGCGCAGGTACATCAGCCCGTAGAACTCGGGGTCGAGCAGGAACGCTTCGCGCTGGCGCATGAACCTATTCGCCACGACCGAAATCGTGCCGAAGTCAGAGACGTACACGTCGGCCGCGCCAATGATCGCAGTCTCTTCGACCGCGTCCTGGTAGAACGTCCGAGTGGCTACGCCTGCGAAGGCGGAAATGTTCTGCTTCTGCGTCGAGTTGACCATCACGAACTCGGGCTTGCCGCCCTGGTTCCACGTCTGGCTCATGCCGGTCTTCAGCATGGCCTCAGTGAACGTGGCCTGCGTGCCGTCGGTGCGCACGGCGTTCGGGAAGGTCGTGTACGTCGGGTCAGCGCCGCCCGCGCCCTTCTGCGTGTTCGTCTTCAGGAACGCGACGAGCGAGCCCGAAACGCGAATCGTGGCGTCCGCGCCCGCTACTGCGGCAACGTTCGCGACGAAGTGCGTCTCCATGTCACGCTTCAGCTCGGCAGACTTCTTCGCGATCTGGTAACCCAGCTCGCTCTTCCGGCCTGCCTTGACGGTCACTTCCTCTGTGCCTGACACGATGACGGTCTTGCGCGAAATCTGGCAGTAGTTGCCGACGCGTGACGTCGCCGTAAAGGCGTCGAAGGACGTAATGTCGTCGCCCTCGACAACCTGGTTATTGCTCACCGCCGTGGCGAGCGCGTCTAGCTGCCACTCGTAGAACGGCTGGTTCGCGCGACCGAACTTGCCGTTCGAAATCCCCGGCGTGTCCTTCGGCGAAATGTTGTAGATCGCGTCGGACAGGTCCTCGCGGATGCCCTTCACGTCGTACGTGGTGATGGTGTTCGTAATCAGATTGCCGGCCATACCCTACGCTCCTGTGCTCCCACTCTGCCTATAACGAATCGAGCGTGGCGAAGTATTCGCCCGCCGCTGCCACTGACTTCTTGTCCCGCAAGCCCTGCATCGCCTTGTCCTTCGTGTTCTGCGGAGTCCGCGTCGGCGGCGTCGCGCCCGGGCCGACCGAACGCGGTCGGGTCACTGGCGGCTTCGTCGTCTTCGGCTTGTCCTTCTGCACGGATGCTCCCTTCGCCGCCTGGTTCAGCAGCAGAAAGAGTCGGTGGTCGGACACGCTACTGAAGTCCGCGTCGGAGAAACCGAGCGACTTCGCGGTCGCGTGCATGCGCTTCAGCCAGGGAGCGAGCGTCTTCTGGTCTCGCAGGTCCGGCATCAGCGTAAAGAGCCGCTCCTTCTCCTCGTCCACCTGCTTCTGGTGGAGCGCGGCGTTGTCCTCCGCCTTGTGCTTCTCCACGCGCTCGCGCTCGGCCTTCACCGTCGCGCGGTCGCGCTGCAAGCGCGAGTGCTCGTCTCGAGCGTTCGCGTACTCCTCTGGCGATAGCTGCTGCCGCAGCGCTGTCCAGTCCGGCTCTCTGTCCGTGCTGGCGATCGCGTCCTCCGCCTGTTTTACGAGGGATAGGTACTGATCGCGCGCTGCGCGCGCTTCAGACTGCGCCTTCTCGGCCTCCTTGCGGATGTCGGAAAGCGACTGCGTCTTGCGCGTGTAGTCCGCCTGCATCATAGTGCCGCGCTTCAGCTCGTCGTACTCGGCTCGGGTGAGCGTTACCGAGTCCTCCTCGGTCGCTCCCGGCTCCGTCGCGGGCGTTACGGGCTCTACGTCAGGCTGCGACGGCTCCGCCGCGGCAGGCTCTTCATCGGCCTGGGCTGCGGGTTCCGTCTCCGGCGGCGCGGGCTCGACCGGTTCGGCTTGTCCCGTGGAGGGAGCCGGCTCGGCCGGCTCAGTAGCCGGACCTGCGGGGTCTTCAGCGGCAGGAGGGTCCTCGCCGGCTGCTACCTCGGCGCTGGACGCTCTCGCGCCCTCGTCTAGTGCCTTGGCGAGTGCGGGGCCTTCAATGCCCACGACTTGCTCGCCGATCTTCATGCTTTTGCGGACGATGTTCGGCTTGCGTTCACCGTAAGTCCCGAACTCTCCATCCTGCGGGAGCGTTGGCATAATACACTACCTTTCCGGCCAGTCAAGGCCTGTGACTGCGCGTAGCCTACTCGCCGGCATCCCGGCGTTGCCTAAGCGCTTGGTCTAGCTTCTCTTGCGCGGTTCCGCGGTCGATGCGCGACTTCATCTCGAGGTACAGCGCGTCGATCCCGCGGAGAATGGCCCACGCGGCTTCGCGTTCCTTCGGCTCGTTCGCCGTTCTCATTTTGCGAACGTACTTCTCGTCGACCGCCTTGAAGAGGTCGATCAGCGTGCGGTTCTGAATCAGCGACACGACCGCGCGCTTCTGCTCCCGCGCCCTGTCCGCGGCCTTCGGGTCCCCCACTCTCTTTGGCACTTAGATAACCTCCGCGAGCACGAGCGCGAGTACTACGAGCTCGTCCTCGTCATGTTGAGCCCGCGGCGCGCGAGATGCTGGCGCGAGCCGGACTACTGCTGGCTCCTGCGTGAACTGCTTCGGCTGCGACTCCTTCGGCCACGGGCGCCAGCCCGCGGGAACTTCTATGAGGTACCGGCCGCGGTTCGTATGAACGACAACGCGCTCGGTCCGTCTGCGCCTCCCGCCCGCGCCCGCGCCCGCTGGCGCCGCCGGAGGAGTAACCCCCGACCCGCCCCAGAAGAGCAGAATCACTGGCTAGTACTCGTAGCCGACTACGGTAACCGACACGGTCCCCGTGGCCGTGCTTTCGATGTTCGAGACGGCCACCTGGTGCCCGGCAGCGATTTCGATGCCGTCAGGGAAGTCCATCGTCACGGTATTGCCGTCCTCCGCGATCGCTCCGTTTGCAAACGCTTCTAGAGCCACTAACCGCGGCGAGCCTACTGCTATGGCAGACGCGGCGGTCACGAGGCGAACGCGCGCGTCGACGATGGTCGTCGTTGACGCGCGAACTGACACGCTAATGGACTGAATGCGAAGCGTTTTGCCGGCCGTAACAGTGTATGACGCCGCGCTCGATGTGGTCTCGCCCTTGTTTATGGCTAGCGTCAACAGCGCTTCTACCGCCACGCCGGCAGCGCGGTCTACCGTAAAGCAAACGTAGGTGCGCCCGCTGTCCTTTTGGTCTTGTGTCCCTACGGCGCGCGCTGTCTGCGTGCCCTTCGCGGACGTAAGGTCCGCGCCTGCCGAGTCGACGGGGCGTATCTGCGAGTCGCTTGAAACGGTAACGCGCGGAATGCCTGCTCCGCCGACTCCCGTACCGGTTACGACGTTCGTCCCGCCAAACTGCGCAGCGTTTACCGACTGGTTGGCCGGGAGCGCGACTGAGTCCGGCGTGACGAGCAGCTTGTTTGTCAACGCCGGCTGGTCGGTCGCGAGCACCACGCGCAGAGTCCCCGCATCCTTCGCCCCGGAGTTTACACTGGCGGCCGTTCCCGCAATCTGTGCAGCGTTTACCGACTGGTTGGCCGGGAGCGCGACCGAGTCCGGCGTCACGAGCAACTTGCCCGCGGCGGTTACGGCTGCGAATTGGCCCCCAGTCGTCGGGTCTCCGATGGAGACAACCTGCCGGGAGGCGAGTCCTGCGCCGTCATTGATGGACACCATCGTAATTTTATTCCCGGCTGCCACATCAGGCGTGCTCGTCTCGACGATCTGCGGCGTGGACATGCGCTACTCCCCTTCTCTCGCTATTGTGATGCGAACGGACTTCTCGCCTGCTCCGGCCTCGGCGGTCTTCTCCGCCGTCTTTCCCTCGTTCTCGACGCGTTTCTCTCCGAGCTTCTTCTCGTGCTCGTGCTTGTCTCGCTGTAGCGACATCTCCTGGTCGTGCTTTTCTCGCGCGAGAGCCATCTCCTGCTTGAGCTTCGCCTGGTCGAGCTCTCCCTGGAGCCGGAGCTCCTCGAGCTTGACCTGGTGCTCGTCGCGAATCTTCTGCAGCGCGGACGCGTGCTTCATGCGCTCAGCCTGCGCCTCGAGGTTGAGGCGCTGCGACTCGACCGCCATCTCAGACTGCGCCTTCTCTCGCGCAATTTCGGCCTCGACCGCGGCTTTCTGCGCAGCGGACTGCGTCTCCGCCTGCCGCTTCTGGACCTCTGACTGCGCGCGCGCGTTCTCTGACTGCGACTTTATCTGCAGGTGCTGCGCCATCGCGTCCGCCTTCTTCTGCTCCGGGTCCGGCCGCGGTTGCGGAGCCCAGTTAGCCGGCGGAATGCCGAAGAACTCTGACGCGTCCATGCGCCCGCGAGTCTTCGCCGCCTTGATGAGCGTCTTCGCGTACCGCTGGAAGTCGACGAGCGGGCTCGGACCGAGCTGCTGCAGGAGTTGCTCTTGCTTGTTCACGACGCCGACGATGAAGTCGAGCTTCTCCGCGTCGAGTCCGGCGCCGATGGCGACGTTGACGCGCACGTCCACGTCAGCCTCCCACGTGCGCGGGTCTGTCGCGATGTAGTCCCCGCGGAAGCGCATGACGCGGCCGGGAGAGGGGTGCTTCACGACCTCTCGGAGGAGGCCCTTCATCAGCGGCTTCATGCCCATCTCCGCGAACATGCGCGCGATCATCTCGATGTGCTGCTGCGCCGCGGAGACGGCTGACGTGATCGCGACCGCGGTCGTCGACTGCAGCGACTCCGGGTTAAGGCCGGCGGTGTCCTTCGAGACGCCGACGCGGTTCTCGAGCACCTGCTCGAAGAAGGTCATCAGCGTGTCGATCGCGTCCTTGCCCACGAACGTGTGCAGCACGGGCTCGATCATTCCCGGCGCCGTCATCCGGATGGGCGCTCCGACGTCGTTGTTGAGCAGGTCCTCGAGAGAGACCTCTCCCTCGACGTACCCGACGCGCGGGTTGACCGAGAGAGCCAGCGAATCAAGGGCTGCTCGCGCGACCATCGTCATGACCTTCTGCAGGTCGTGCGTGTAGTCTCCAACGCCGAAGCCGATGATCGTGTGCGGCTGCGGGTCGGGGCAGATTACGGCGAACGGGCGCTCGTCCCAAGGCTCGTTCGCGATCATCATGTACGAGGGCCCGAGCATGACCACGCGGCGGAGCTCGGCGATGCCGTCTCCGTCCACGTCCATGTAGGGGAAGGCCTCGACGTAGAGTGCCTTGCGCGTCTCGACCGGCCCGGCCTCCGCGACCTCGGGCTTGACGATCGACTGCCGCGCGATTTCCTCGACGTTGTGGTCGAGCGTCGCGTCTCGGAAGGCGTACTGCTCGATGTCCTCGTCGCTCACGCCGGCGGCAGAGAGCTGCGACCGAGTCAAGAGCGTGCGGTGCGCGACGAAGACGGCGACGCCGGCCAATGAGGCGTCGTCGGTCGTAGTTCTCGCGCCGCGCGTGAAGAGGTACTCCTCCGGAGGGAGGCAAGCGAAGCGCTGCACCTTGTGCATCCGTCTCCGGACGAACTCGCACTCGTAGTACCCCGGAGCGTTTTCGTCCTCCTCCCACGATAGCGCCATGACCTCTTCGTCCTGGTCGAGCGTCTCGATCTGCTCCTTCGTCATGCCAGACTGCTTATACGACCTGGTGTAGTAAGAGTCGTCCGTCCACCACTTCACGACGCCGATGTTCTTGATGAGCGCGTCCATGAACCACTCGTGGAACGTTTGGAACCCGCGGTTGTCCTCCTGAATGACGCACGCGGTGACGTACTCGGTCATCTGCTCGGCTATCTCGACTCGCTTAGCGAGCTCTGCCGCGTCCTTCGTGAACCGCGGAGTAAACTCGCACGCCTGCTCCGCGCCGATGAACACGCGCAGGAGCGAGGGAATGATGCGCTTGACCGTGTCGCGCACGATCGTCATTACAAACTGCGAGCGGCCGTCTTCCTCATTCCCTAGGGACTTGCCGGCGTAGAGGTCCGCGAGCTTCGCGCGCTGCGGAGAGAGCTCACCGTCGCAGTAAATGACCGCGTCGAGGAGCATCATCCACACGGCGGACTGCACCTCCGCGTCGGACATGGGGTCTCCGGGCTTGCGCTGCGAGGCCTCTCGCGGCGTTTCGGCCGCTGGCTGCTTCTTCTCCCGCCCGGTCGTCGCCGCCTGCGGAGGCGCGGTATCGCGGTCGCGCTTGGGGAACGCGCCCTTGCGCGCGTTCTTCTTCGGCTTCACGCGCATGGACGCGGTGCCAACGTCGGCCGGAGAGGTGAAGACCGCGCCGCCCTCCGGGAATGTAGACTGCGTCTGTGACTCGGGCATACTACCTCAAAAGTCCTAGCTTGCGCCGGATGGGTTGGTTCCAAGACGTGCTCGCGCGCTTGCCGAATGCGAGGCGCGCGCTGTCTGACGCGAACGTCAGCAGGAAGGCGTCTGCCAAGTCTGGCGAGTCGACGCCGTGCTTCTTCTTCATGTCTTTCTTCGAGAGAGCGAAGACCTTGTCCGAAGGCAGGTGGTCGTACTTCTGCGCCGCGAGCTGGCGGACGAGGTCCTTCTCCGTCTCGATCTGCTTGTACGCGGCCGGAAGAGAGCACATGCGGTCCTGAAACCACGCGAGCCCGCGGAACCACAGGTCCGTCCGCAGGTTCAGGTAACGCTCCTGGTTCATCACCGCCGGAGCCTCTGAGACCTGAATCGCGCGCGCGGGCAGGCCAAGTTGCCGCAGCCGGTCTGCGACGCCTACGCCCATGCCGATCGCGTCGACGTTAATCTCCATCGGCCGGAGCTGGTACGGCGTCTCTCGGTACTCGTGCGCGACCTTCGCCGCGAGCTCCATCGTCTCGAGGTGGCGCCAGCCCTTCACAATCTCGAGCAGAGCGGGCCCCTGCCTCTTCGCGAGCGCGGAGAGGTCGTCTCCGAAGCGCGCGACGTCGAGTCCCCAGACGATGGGCGTGAGCGGGTTCTGCTTCACGTCTCGCCCGATCGCGGCCTCGATGAGCTCGAGCGGGATGATCGCGTCAGCCTCCGTCGTCGGAAACTCGCCGAGCACGCGCACGCGGTACGCGTTCGAGTACCTGCCGAAGGAGCGCTCGACGAGCTTCGCGTACGAGAGCGTGTCGACCGCCTCCGGAACGTCGAGGGAGGAGACCGTGTGCGTCTTCCAGATGTCCGAGTTCTTCGCAAAGCAGTCGCGGAAGAAGCCGGTCGTGCGCACGGGGTTTCCCGTCAGGATCGTGATCGCGTTGTGCCCCGACATTGAACCGAGCGCTGACTCGAAGACGGGGTCCGGAACGCCGGAGGCCTCGTCCGCGATAATCAGCACGCCCTCGTTGCCGAGCCCGAGGGACTGGTCCGCGTGAATGCCCGCGAGCGCCTCCGGCGTCTCCGCGCGGCACGTCCGAGCCGAGACGAATGACATCTCCGGCGCGCTCGATAGGACTACGCGCTCGCTCGAGGACTCGAAGAGCGCGAGCAGCTCCGGCGGCGTTCGGAGGAGGAGGCCCTTGTACGTCGCCCAGAGCGCGTCCCACAGCTGCCCGCTCGATGGCGCGGTGACGACGACCTTCTGTGGGAAGCGCGTAAACTGGTGGTGGTGCATTATCCAGCTGCAGAGCGTGGACTTGCCCACGCCGTGCCCCGACTTCACGGCGATGTACCGCTCGCGCGCGTCGTAGTCCGACAGAACGCGCTTCTGCCAACGGAAGACCTGCGGCACCTTGAGCACGTTGCGGACGTAGCCCTCGCTGTCGTAGAGGTATTTGTCGACGATGGAGGCGAACGGGTTGCTGTTCACGCGCGCTTGAGCGGCCGGTACACGACGCCGGCGCCGAGCACGCCGTTGTCGTACGCGACGAAGACAATGCGCACGTCTCCGCCGAGCAGTCGCAAGACTGGCTCCGCGTCAGGCGGCGGGATTGGCGCGTCCGGCGGCAGCGCGCGGACCACTCCCGCGAGCTTTCGGCCATTCCAGAACGCAACCGCCGAGGAGTCAATCGCTTGCGCGAAGACCGTGTCAGCCTCCGGAGTGACAAGCGCGATGACCGCTCCGGGAGAGAGCTCGAGGATGCCGACGGGAAGGATCGCGACCGCGTCAGACGGGCGGTCGGGCAGGCTCAGCGCCGGCCGCGAAGAGCACCCGGAGCAAGCGGTGCCTATGACGAGCGCGACGTACGCGAGCCGCTCAACGGCCGATAGCTTTTTGGCCTTCACGGAGCACCTCCGCCCACAGGTAACGCAGCCCGGCCCAGCCCAAGCCCGCTCCGATTACGACGCCGGCGGCGAGAGACTGCGGGTGCGAGATGATGTTCAAGATGAGTCGGATCATTTGGTTACCCTTTTCTGGAAACTGGAAAAATCCGAAAACCGCGGTGCCTGGCGTAGGCCCCTTACACCACGTCCCGCATGGAACGGGACTCCCGGGGGCCTCTCGCAGACTGCCAATTCGTCATACTCGCCCCCTCCCCCCGCGCGGTCCCAGGCTGTCAGTCTGACACTCTCGCACTCTGCCCGCCCTCGCCGCATTGCGCGAGACTGTCGTTATGACAGTCTCGCAGACTGCGCCTCGCGCGCGCACGCGGGCGGTACGGCAGTATGCCGCGCAGCTCAGCGCTTAGGCGCCGAGTTCACGGTTACTCGGCCGATGCCCGGCGCGTAGATGTTGATGCGAACGAGGTCGTGCTCGAGTACCGCAATACGGAGCAGCACCTCAGCGTCTGCGTACGGCAACTTGACGAGCACCGAGTCGCTCGGAGGCAAGAGCGCGAGGAAGCGCACCGCTCCATCAATGGCCGGCGCCTGCGCGAAGACCGCGACCGTATCCGGCATGTTGTTCACGACCCACTCGAACGGGTCGGAGCCAATGCGGTCCCACGGCGCGAGCGGCGGCTTCGTCGACGTCCGCGCGTGCTCCACGTACCCGATGCCCACGACTAGCGCGAAGACGTAGCTAAGCCACGTCATCGGACTGACCGCGCTCGACCGCGGCCTCAATAAGCTCAGGAGCGACCAGCGGCTCGATGACGAGAGGCGCTTCATCAACCAATACCGCGTACGCGAGGTCGTGCTCGCTCGCGAAGGAGCTGTGCGCCTCGGCCTCCTCCGGAGAGCCGGCCTCGATTACCTCTTGAACGTTGAGCGTAGACACCAAGTACCTGGGCATTGTTTACTTTACTCTCTTTCTGAGGTGCGCGTTGCCGCGCCGCTTGACGCGGTCGGGCTGCACGCGCGTGCCGTGCGCGTCCTTGACGAACTTCTTCGCCCAGGCCGTCCCACGAGCGGCCTCGGCGTGAATGTATGCGGCCTGCTTCTTTGAGCGGTAAGGCAACTAGCCCTCCAGCGTGTCCTCGTCGAGTTGCAGCTCGAGCTTCTTCTGCTCCGCGCGCAGCGCGGTGAGCTTCGTTTGACGCTCTTTCCACTGCTCGGCAAACTCGAGCGCGAGCGCGAGCTGCTGCTTGTACCCCTGCCGCTCGTGCCGCTCCATCTCCGGCGTGCGCGAGCGCGAGCGCGGGACTGCGATGCTCTCGGCGTCATAGTTTGAGTCGGCGTTGAACGTGTTGACCTGGTCAGCCTTCGCGGTCGTCTCACGAGCCCACCGAATGCGCGCCTTCGGCGTCTTGCGAGAGAAGCCGTGCGCGATCGTGATGTTCTCGTACTCGTCGACCTGACCGATGACGACTCCGATTACGAGCCCGTACACGACCGGCCTACCGCGCAGCTCGCGCATGCGCTTGCGCGCCTCCGCCATGAGCCGCTTACGGTTGAGCTGCCCGAGCGCGACCTTCTTGAGCGCCTCGTCCTGCTCGTCCTGCGTGTAGAGCTCGAGCTCTTCGTCGAGCAACGCGCTTTGGTTCTTTGGCATAACTCCCTCACTTCTTTCCGCCGTCAACGACGGCTGTTTGGTCTAACTCCCGAATGTGCGCGCAGCCCGGCACGAAACACGCCGCGAAGAAGCGCAAGGACTGACTCTCGGCATCCGGCCGCGGGCGCACGATAATGAGCCGCACGGGGAAGCCTTCACACTTTTCACAGAACTGGTCGGGCAGCTCGCCGCGCCACTGCGCCTTTGGCCTGACGCGCTCGGCTGCCCTGCAATCACACGGACGAGGACCAGCCTCGTCGTGGTAGTACGACGCGCACCAAGTCTCGTGCACAGGCGCGCGCCAAGCTCTAGTTCTTCTTACCACGCGTTGACTTCGCGCGAGCGCCGAGCGCGTACGAAGGCTTCGACCGGCTGCGGTGGCCGAAGATTTCGGACGAGGGCGCGTGCTTGTCGATGATCGCGTCCTGGTGCTCCTGAATCTCGTCGGACTCGAGCTCGTAGTTGCGGAGCCCGGGAGCGTCGGAGTGGTCGCGCTCGTTCGCGCGCTCGCCCTGGCCCTCGCTGTCGTCCTCTCCGCTGCCGTACACCTGCTGCGCGGCTTCGTTGCCGGAGAGGTCCGGCTGCGGGTCTTGCCACAGGCCCTTATTGCTGCGCGCGTTCTCGTCGAGCGTGCGAGCGCTCGAGCGCTCATTGCCGCGCTCGAACTTGGGCAGGTCAGCGATCTTCTTCTCGCGGTTGCCGTACCCGCGCTGACCCTTTTCGGCGTCAGAAGGAACGCTCTGCTCATCCTGGCGGCTCTTGCCCTCTGTGCTGTGTGCAGCGGGGAAGTTCTTCGGTCTAGGCATTTGTATCCTCAGTCGTGTGGCGCGGTATGAACGCCGCGCGCGTCTCCACTCTATTCGGTTGCCGCGAGCTTCCGCTTGCGGTTGATCGCTACGTTGCCGCCCTCGACGGGCTCGGTCTCTACCTCGT